CCAAAACTCTACTCTGCTCGGAACTTACAACGCATCCTATTCCAAAACGCCCGACGCAAACATCCGCGTAAATCCGAATATGTACGTTATCGAGATGAGAAAGCGCGGGAACAACGTGCGCGTCTATTCCGGCGCAAGCAACACCCTGCGTTTCGCGGCGGCGGTGTCGCCAACGAGCGGCTACTGCGGCATACAATCTGACGGCGAAATCAAGTGTGAACTGCTGCGGCTCGGAGACGCATGGACGTATGAGCCGTATGAAGCCTTTGACGTAGTTATGCCGAACGGTTCAACCGAAAGCTACGGCAGGATTGCGCGAAGCAATGTGACTTGGGATGCGGAGTTCGAGGTGTTCACGATAAATTCCAACGTGGAGGAAATTTCCACGAGGAGCGAGGATATCAGCATGGACTACGACTTCTACCACAGTAATATGCTCCATATCCCCTGTAACGCCGACTATATGGCAAGGTTCATACCGAGGGATATCAACGTCTGGTGTTCGCGCCTGTTCCTTGGCGATGGTGACGGCTTTGGCATCGTCTACTATCAAGACGTGGACAGCCTCGTCTATTGGGCTAACGAAGCGGCGTACCGATGGGGCTTTCGGGGTTTTGCGCTGTGGTCGTTAGGTCAAGAAGACCTTCGCCTATGGGAGTCGCTCCCGAAATTAACATAACAGGATATTAGCAACGGTATGAAGGCGCTTCCGCTCTTGCGGGGGCGTTTTTGCATACGCAAAAACGAAATGGAGGACATGGATATGAAAGGTATTTGGACAGGGATACAAGTGGGGCTTGCCGCCTTGGGTGGCTTCCTCGGATGGTTTTTGGGCGGGTTTGACGGTCTCGTCTACGCCTTGATTGCGTTCGTGGCGGTGGATTATATCACCGGCGTATTGCGGGCAATCGTGGAAAAGCAACTGTCGAGCAGAATCGGGGCGCACGGCATCGTGAAAAAAGTGGCGATTTTCCTGATTGTCGGCGTGGCACACCTCGCCGACGCGTATCTTTTGCACGATGGCGACGCGCTCAGAACGGCAGTCATTTTTTTCTACATCTCCAACGAGGGTGTGTCCCTGTTGGAAAATGCCGCCGTCATCGGCCTGCCGATACCGGAGCCGCTGAAGAACGCTCTGGCACAGTTACACAAACGTAAAAACCAAAACAACAAAAACGAAGAGGAGGATAAAGACAATGTCTAACAACAGCACATTGGTGGTTCACACCAACATCTCTCCGCACAAGACTTCACCGCGCAACGCCAAAATCGACACGATAACAATTCACTGCGTCGTCGGTCAGGTCACGGCTGAGAACCTCGGCAATTGGTTCAAGCAAGCGGACACTAAGGCAAGTTCAAATTATGGCATCGACAAGGACGGCCGTGTGGGGATGTATGTCGAGGAGAAAGACCGCTCGTGGTGTACATCGAGCAGCGCGAATGATAACCGCGCCATTACAATCGAGGTCGCAAGCGACAAGGAACATCCCTACAAAGTGACTGACAAGGCGTATGCGGGCTTGCTCGACCTCGTGACCGATATTTGCAAGCGAAACGGCATAAAGCAGCTCCTCTGGAAAGCCGACAAAGCCTTAATCGGGCAAGCGGACAAGCAGAACATGACAGTGCATAGGTGGTTCGCCAACAAAGCCTGTCCCGGCGAATATCTGTACAATCTGCATCCGGCAATCGCTGCCGAAGTAAACAAGCGCTTAGGCTCGGCGGCGGCATCGGTACCCGAAAAGCCGAGTGTCGCAAGCGAGGAAGTTATATGGAACTTCCTTGCCGACAAGGGATTAAACGCCTTTGCCATTTCTGGCTTGATGGGAAACCTATATGCCGAGAGCGGCCTTAAGCCAAACAATCTGCAAAACAGCTTCGAGAAGTCACTCGGCTTTACAGATGAGACGTACACGGCGGCGGTCGATGGCGGCACATACGCAAATTTCGCGCAAGACAAAGCGGGCTACGGTTTGGCGCAATGGACGTTCCACACGCGCAAACAGGCGCTGCTCGACTTCGCCAAAGTCACCGGAAAGTCCATCGGCGATTTGGGTATGCAGCTTGATTTCATGTGGAAGGAGCTGCAGGGCTATACATCCGTGATGAATGTCCTAAAATCGGCGGTCTCTGTGAAACAGGCTTCCGATGCTGTGTTGACGGGTTACGAGAAGCCCGCCGACCAGAGCGACGCGGTAAAGGCGAAACGTGCGGGCTACGGTCAAGGGTATTATGACAAATTTGCGGTAAAAGGTCAGACCGCTCCTGCTCCCGCTGTAAGCGAGTATTACCGCGTCCGGCTGACATGGGCTGACTCGAAATCACAAAAAGGCGCATACAAGGTGATAGTAAACGCCATGAACTGCGCTGATGCCAACCCCGGTTATTCGGTGTTCGATGAAAGCGGCACGGCGGTATATAAAGGGAAAAACGCCGCTCCCGCTGCTCCGGCGTACAAACCCTACACGGTCAAGGTGACCGCCAATGCCCTAAATATCCGAAAGGGTCCCGGCACGAACTTCGGCACAAACGGGAGCATCACGGACAAGGGCGTGTACACCATCGTGGAGGAATCCACCGGGCAGGGCGCGGCTCTGTGGGGGAGGCTGAAAAGCGGCGCGGGGTGGATTAGCCTTGATTTTGTGCAAAGGCGGTAGAATCCAACATTGTAGCTTGCGGGCAGTCCTTCCGGGGATTGTCCGTAGGCTTTTTTTATTTGCCGCCGACCAATTACGCGCTCAATAGTCAGTAGGGGTGTAGGAAACGCAATGCGATTCTCCAATGCTCAAAGAACAACGCTTCAAAGCTGAATTTCAAATTCACGGCGGCCGAGGGTTATCTGCTCTGCCGCCAGCTTTGGAGGGGCTATTATGGAAATCAAGACAAAGAAATCAATCCGTCCACGGACTACCGAAACTCTGCTCGGCGGGGTCAGCTACATCGTAACGGCACACTTTAACGAGAAGGGGCAGACCGCCGAGCAAATAATCACACAGCTTATTTCCGACCGTGTTGAGCAGGAAATAAAGAGCGCAGAACAGGCTTGTTTTCAGCATAAATGAGTTGCTATGTGCAAAACTCTACGCCCTAATAACAGTAATCCAATTGAAAGGGGTAAACTGAAAATGGTCTTACAAACAACAAAAATCACCGCACTTTACTGCCGATTAAGCCGTGACGACGAGCAAGCCGGTGATTCAAACAGCATCGTCCACCAAAAAGAAATGCTCTCGAAATACGCCACGGAACATGGCTTCACGAATCAGCGTTTTTTCGTTGACGATGGGGTCTCGGGCAGTACGTTTGAACGCGAAGGTTTCAAGGAAATGCTCGCCGAGGTGGAGGCGGGAAATGTATCTGCGGTCATCGTTAAAGACATGAGTCGCTTTGGCAGAAATTACCTACAAGTCGGAATGTATACCGAGATGACCTTTCCGCAGTACGGCGTGAGATTTGTGGCAATTAATGACGGAGTCGATAGCGAAAACGGCATGGAAAACGACCTCACGCCGTTTCGGAATGTGTTCAACGAATGGTTTTGTCGAGATACAAGTAAAAAAATCCGTGCCGTCAAAAAAGCGAAAGCCCAAGCGGGCAGACCGCATTCAGACCGGACGCCATACGGTTATTTGCCATCGCCCGAAGATAAAGAACAATGGATTATTGATGAGTACGCTTCGGAAATAGTACGGGAGATATTCAGGCGCATGGTCGGCGGCGAAGGCATTTCTATCCTTGCCGCCGACTTGAACAATCGCGGCATCGACTCGCCCGACACTTACCGCAGACGTTGCCGTGAACAGCCTTTGCGCGGCTCCCTTTGGGCGGCAGGGACAATCGAAAATATTGTCACAAATAAATGCTATATCGGAACGCTGGTAACCCAAAAATACACCACTCCGTCTTACAAAAACAAAAAGCTGATGGTTCGCCCTGAAAGTGAATGGTGTTTAACGCCGGGGCACCACGAAGCACTTATCGATGAGGACACTTTCAATAGGGTGAACGAACTTCGCGCCAATCGTCGTCGCCGCACAAGAACCGGCGATATGGGACCTCTGAATGGACTTATTCGATGCTCAGATTGTGAATCGAAGCTGAACTTAAAAAGAGGTTCGCAGAAATCATTTGATTACTTTGTTTGTGCTGGCTACAGGAGCAGAGGGATTGATTGCACCGGTCACAGCATTCGCAGGGATGCGCTTGAGGCATCGGTGCTTGAAAATCTGCAAGCCGTTGTCGCATTTGCCCGTGAGCAAAGACCGAAGTTTATTGAGGCTATGCAAAAAAAGTCAGACAAGGCAACAGCAAAAAGCATCAAGTCAAAGCAAACGGAATTTGACAGGGCAAGCCGCCGGATAACAGAACTCGACACTATCATTAACCACATCTACGAAGACCATATCGGCGGCAAGTTAAGCGAAGAACGGTTTACAAAAATGCTCTCCACATATGAAAATGAGCAAAAAGAGTTGCAGGCAAGGGTTGACACTCTCGAAACGGAACTCACCGAAATTAAAGAAACGGCTCTGAACATTGACCGCTTTTTGAAATTGGTTGACGAGTACACGGAAATCACGGAATTGACAGCGGACATCGCAAGGCGGTTTGTTCAAAAAATAATGGTTCACGAGTCGCTGTACGATACTTACCAAGGCAGCTACAAAACACACCGACGGAAAGTCTCACAAGAAATCCACATCCACTACGTTTGCATAGACGAGTTTATCATAGAATAAGCGGCTGACACGGAAAAATGTCAGCCGTTTCTCTTTCGGTATAAGTGTCCTTAACTACAATTTACTTTGTTCATGTGCCAACCGGGAGTTACGTCCTCGTACATCTGCCGTAGAAAATCCGCTTCAAACGGGTCGCATTTGAGGTTGATACAGACTTTTCCGTTGCGTTCGTAGATATGAGCGAACCCCTTTTTGTTTGTTCGGTGGCGCATGACCGTCCACGCGCCGTTTCTATGCGCCTGCACTCGGTACTATGGCTTCTGCTGACTTCTCACGATAAACCTTGTTTCGACCGTGTTTCTGCTCTTTTGCTCCGCACGTCCGTGAGACCTCCCCGGGTAAGAGCAACCGCTTTCATCTCATATATCTGCCATATTTACGC